TTTATAGGTGGTATACCATTATTTAATGGGTCTACTATTAATGCACAACTAGAAAGTAAAAGAACCGAGAGGTACAGTAATTTCTGTTGTATTGCCTTCTTCATCTGTAATTATTAATGTTACTTTATCATCCTCTACTTTATATTCTATGGTGTTGCCTTCTAGTTCAAGAACACCAAAATCAGATGCAGTTTCACCAAACAGGCTATCAACTAACTGTCTACTAAGCTGTGCATATATTCTACTCTCTAAATTACGAATAAACCTAGCTAACGTAGTATTTTCAGCTTCTCTTTCTAAGTCTTCTTGATAAGCTCTAATCTCTTCTCGTATAGTTTCTTTTCTATTGAACTCTTGGTTCTCTATAGTTAAGTAATGACTTGATGTACCAACTCCTGAAAAACTAGGGTTTTTAAACTTGTGTGTCATTTCATCAGCTTGTACAGATAAAACTACAAACATGATAATTATCATAGAAGCTATCAACAATAATTCGTCAGGTCTTTTTTTTTCCATTAATCTTTACGTTGATCGTCTCTTTCTGCTTTAGCGATTTTATCTATATCTATAAGATTAGGAACTCCTAAAATTGTTTTAATCATAGTGTCTTGTCTAATGATTTCATTATCAAGTGATCTGATCCTATCTATCAATGCTACAAGTATTCCATGTTGAGAGTCTAGCTTACCTCCTAACCTTTCTTCCATTGCTGTTATTTGTACTGCAAGTTTTTCGTCTAGTACATCTAGCTTTGTTTCCATGCCATCAATAATTCTGTTGATAAGTTTCCATATAAAGAAACCTAGACCAAGTGCTGCTGCTATAGGAAAGCCTACTTCGTTTATAAATGTTACTGCTTGTTCCATTAATTTGTAGGCTCAAATAATCCTAATTCAATTAAGCGTGTTCTATTTGCATCGTGTACTGCTTCTATTGCTTCTTTGCTTTGTCCAAAGTAAGCAGCAGCATGGTAATGATCTATCATTGACTGGTTAATATTTACTCCATCAACTACTACATTACCTAAAACTCTACCAAATTTACCTCTAGAATCTTTTAATTTAGTTTGTATAACAACTTGAGTGCCATTATCTATAGCTTGTTTTAAGAAAGCCCCAGCCATTTTTCCTCTAGCCTTTTCATCCAAGTTACGAGTGCGTGACTCGGGAGTATCAATACCATATAAACGAACACGACACTTGTAAAGAATATCAAAACCGAGGTCCAAAACAACATCCACAGTATCGCCATCAACGACTCTTTCAACTTTGCAAGCATATTCATACATTACCTATACCTCTTTGATATCTTTGCAGCTTTCTTTGGCTGCTTAGAAAATTGTTTACCTTTCTTTTTATCTGCTCTTTTCTTTCTAGTAGTAGCAGCATATTCGGAACTAGACATTGCTTTAATAGCTTTTTCAGGAAGATATCTTTCTCCTGTTTTAGAAGACTTTTTACCTGACTTGGTTCGCCATTTTTGATCTGTCCAGTTTTTTAAACTTCTTTGTGATTTTTTTAATGGCATTAATCTTCCTCTTCAAATCCCTCACTATATAAATTATTGAAAGTCGTTAAAGGATCAAGATAACTTTCATGTCCTTCTGCTGAATGTATGTGTTGTGATGGAGCAAAATCAGGTGCACCTTCTCCAGTTCTCCACAAAGCAGGACTTGTAGCTCTTACTCTATTATTAGGCAATGCAACTATATTTCCTTTCCATTCACACTCTTCAGTTATATATAAAACATGAGATTGTTTATGTTGTGCTGGATCATCTGCTATAGAGTTATCTGTGTAATCTACAGTAAACAAATATTTACCTTGGTAAAACTCATTGTTAATCTTACAAATCCAGGGGCTAGAACTTACTCTGTCTAATATAACTACTGAGTGATCTCTTGATTCACAATCCCAAGGTTGAGCTAAATGATCTTCCATTGGCAAAGCCCACTCTTCTACAGGTATGTCAGCAACTAAAGCTTGTATTGGCATTCTTGCCCACATAGCACCACCATGAACATTTTCCATATCTTCATGACTATCAACTTCACATCCAGTAAATACTACTTGAAAACTTAATGATCTATCTGGAATAGTATTAACAGCAATGGCTAGTGCATGAATATATTCCCCGTGATATTTTTGATGATTACAAGTAAATTCTTTTCTTACCCAGCATTTAAACTGAGGTATATTGCTAATTAAGTAAGACACTACTTATATCCACCACCAGCTTTTTTATATGCTTTAGCTAACATTTGTGCCTTTCTGCCACTCCATTGCCCTGCGTTACCACCTTTAGAACCAGCCTTGATTCTTTTAAATTGACGTTTACGCATTGCAGGTTTTGTATAGTTACCCGCTTGATTTACTTTTGATTTTGCTTTTTTGCTCATATAAACTTTGCTGCTATTACAGTAGCTAGTATAAATGGATATACACCCCAAAGCATCATTTCTAATTTATCAAATTTTTTAGAACCAGCTTCTAATCTAGCGTCTATGCTTTTATAAATTAATTTACATTCTTTTTCGTGCGTTTCTATAGCACTTAAAGCATCTTTAGCTGTCGCCATCTTTTGACTCTACTACAGGAGCTTGTTCTTTAGCTTTACCTATATTTACAGCCAACAAATCAATAAATTTATATAACTTACCAATCCATTCGTCATCTTTAGGTGTTGGTGTAGAAGCTGCTACTATAGAAGCAATTGTTACTATTGTTGTAATCCATTGAACTAAATTCATAATTATATCCATTACTTTTCTCCTATTTTCTTAGTGATTGATTCAACTTGGGCTTCTTCTTGTTGAGAAGCTTCTGCCATTTCTTTAATCTGTTCTAGTGTTTGTTTGCGTAAACCAGCTATGCCTTCTATTTCAGGACCTTTCCAAGTGCCTCTTTCTACTGACGCATCTAATATTTGTAGCATGTTTATAAAGTATTGTTGTTCCATAATTTTATCCTAATGTTTTAGTTACTGAACTAGGTGATATTTTTTCTGCTATTCTTGCATCTAAATTTGTTTTAAGGGTTGCAACTTTACCAGACTCATCTCTATCCAAAGCAGCCTCTACCCAACCTTGTACTTTAGCTGCGTCTAAACTAGACCAATTTGTAAAACTAGATAAATCAGATACATTTAAACCTTGGCTTCCGTAAACTGTAGAAGTCAAGTTGTTGCCATCTGAATCTTTGTTTGTGTCATCAGTTGCTGTGAGTCTCCAATGCACGTTATAAACTACATTTGATTTACCTTTTTTTGTAGGAAACACATCACAAGTGTTTACATCCCAAGTATATGATATTGCCATAATTTTATCCCTCTAAGGTTGTTATTCTTGTTTCTAATTCTTGGATGGCTTTAACTGCTACAGCTAAGATACCTGATGTATTAATAGCTTTTTGTCCGTGATGTGGTTTTTCTGCATCATAGTCATTTCCATGAACTAACTTCGGCAAAATAGTTTCTACTTCTTGTGCTATAAATCCATTAGTTCCTTGCGTTTTGTTTTTATCTTTCCAATCAAAAGTTCTTGGTTGTAATGCTTTTATCTTTGCAGTTGCATCTGTTATGTCTATTATATTTTCTTTTAAAGCAACGTCTGATGTATCATCAAAATCTCCTACAATAGTCATAGCAGATAAATCCCACTTCATTATTTGTGTACCATCTTCTCTTAAAACTAAAAGGTCGCCATTACCACTTCCAAAGTTACCTGAACCTGCTGTTCTGAAATACCATCTATTACCACCAGATTCATCTGAATTTATAGTGAAATTAACTCTGCCTGGTCCTTCGCAATCAACAGCTTCATCATTATCAGCTACATAGGTTTGTATTCCTCCTGCACTAGCTCCTGATGTAGTGCCAATATTAAGCCCTTTGTTAGAAGAAATACGCATAGCCTCATCTAGGGTTTGATCATTTTGTGATACTGCAAAAGTCATTGTTGCTATACTATTGCTATCATCAGCACTTTCTTTTACTACTGCAATACCGCCCCCTACACTTGGATTGTCTTCATCATCAGGTATTGAAAAAACTAGTCTCGGACCTAAACCAGCAGCACCATCTGAACCACTTGAAGCATAAGCTAAAGCAAGCTTTAAAGTATCATGTGGTGTTGATTGAGTATCAGAAGCTGGATTAGAACTCATTAAAATTTTGTTATTTCCCGCATCTACTTGAAACATATGTGTTGAACCATTTGATTCAACTCTAAAGTCTACGTCTATTGAATCATCATTAAAGACAGCCTCGCCCTCATTAAACTCTAGCCTATTTTTTAATGCACCAGCTACAACAGTTTGTACAGTAAGTTGACTATCTTCTGAACCATTTGAAGCATCTCTTATTTTCGAAAAGATTTGTGCTGCTGTGAAATCATTCGTAGCATCGTCATACCCTTTCCATTGTATTTTGCCCAATAAATCATCATCTACTCCAGCCTGACCAGGGTTTCGAAGTAATAAAAGAACTGGTCCAACACTCGCATCTGTATCAGTAGATACTAATGTAAGTGTGTCTGAGTTATCAGCAACAGTAATTGTTGCTTTAGCAGAGGAAGTTATAGACCCATCTACTTGTAACGTAGAAGCCATATCTACAGCACCATCTATATCTACTATATCAAGGTTAGATGTACCATCTACATCAATACCTCCAGCTAAGTCTATGTCACCAGCTAAAGTGACTGTTCCTGTAACACCAAGAGTACCGCCTATAGTTGCATCATCTGTAACTGTTAAATCGTCTTGTACTTTTAGGTCTACTACAGAAAGACTAGCAAAAGCATCTACTACTGCTGCTCCTGAACCAGCACCATCTAGGTAAACTGCTTTAGTATCTCCTGGAGGTATCGTTATATTAGCTCCAGAGCCTTGTGAAATAATAATATTTTGAGAACCACTTGTTCCGTTCTCAATAAAATGCATTCTATTTACAGTATTAGGAGCAATTGTAATTGTACAGGCTGAGTCTAATGATCCTGTATATTTAACAAACATTGCTCTAACTGGATCAGTAGCTCCATCTGCTATTGTAGATGTATGTGTATCAGCATTTGTTGTTATTGCTTCTGTGCCATAGCCTAAAGCTTCACCAATCAACTCTAAGTTGGTGTTGGTTGTAGTTCCCCAAGTTCCTGACGCATCACCTGTCGCCATTTCATTGAGTCTTAGATCATTAACGTATGTACTAGCCATTTATTTTCCTCTTATAAAATTATATATCATTATGCAACATCACTCCAATTAGGAGATTGTGTTGTTGATACTGTTGAATAGTTTGCAGTTTGCGAATCATCTACTAATCCCCATACTAATAAGTTTGTTATTTGTCCTGTTGCTAATACATTATCAACAAATATATTTGCATCACCAGTTACTGTTTCTGTGCCTAGTGCAGATGTTGCCGATAATCCTGTAATAGAAAGAATATTTACAGTTACAAGACTTAAATTACCTAATGCTGTTGTTCCTACAACATTAGTAACAGACATATTAGCATCACCTGTTACAGTTTCATCTCCTAATGCAACTGTAGAAGCATTACCTGAAACACCAGTAATAGCAAATCCAGCAGCTAAAATACTACCTAAAGCACTTGTTCCTGCTAAACCAGTTTCCGCAACATTAGCATCACCACTTACAGTTTCTGATCCTAATGCAGTTGTTGCTAATACACCTGTTTCTGTAACATTAGCATCACCAGTTACTGTTTCACTTCCTATAGCTCCTGTAGCTGCAACACCTGTTTCTGTAACATTAGCAGCAGCAGTTATAGTTAAAGAGCCTAATGCTGTTGTACCAGCTACTCCAGTCAATACTACGGGTATAGGTTCTCCCCAAGTTAATTGACCCCAAGTACCTCTACCCCAACCCGTAATGTTAGCCATAGGCTACTATGCTATTCTTATAACAGCGTTTGATGCGTCTGCGGTTGGAAATGTAATAGTAAATGAACCTGCTGTTGATGTTTTATCTCCACCAAAATCAAATACAGCTACTGCTGGATCACCTGAAGCGGTGTCATTAAAGATCATGCATCCTCTAGCAGTTATAGTTGCTGTGCCAAAAGTTAAATCAGCAAAGTCTGTAAATGCAGTTGTTCCTGAAGTAGAAGGATTAACTCTAGTTAAACTAGAACCTTTAGCGGTGTAATTAGTACCAGTTGCTTCATTAGTTGTTGTGTAAGCAGTTGTAGCTGCTGACATAGTTGCACTTGATGTATATAGAGCTAATTTGAAATCATTACCTCCAGAAAGTAAAAAATTATGTTTAGCTTCCAATAGTTCTTTTTTGAAAGACGTACACATTGCTTGAGTAATAGCCATTACAGCCTCCTTATTATATTTGCTAGGTCAGTTTGACCTTGTTTTTCTAATTCATTGCATATTGTACAAGTATGGTTTTTTATTCCTTCTTGTATGTAATGTGCAACAACCATTTTAGTTCTTGCTCTAAAAGCATGAGCTTGTGCTTTAATTTCCGCAGGTGCAGTATCACTTATAGAAATTAATTTATTAGTTGCCATTTCAGCAACTTCTTCAATAGAGTGTCCTCGGTTATTTGTAGTTTGTACTCCTAAATCACCTATTGATATTTCAAATTTATCTGTTTGCATTAATATTCCTTTGGTTCTACTGGTTCAGATAAGTTTAAATCTTTTCTACCTATTATTCCAATAGGCTTTTGTTTTTCTTCTATTTGAATATCTGATAACTTACAGACACTCATAGTTGGACCATTTTGATAAGCAACTTTAGGATTACTTAATCTATGATAACCATAAAGTTTTTCTTCAAATCCAACATCCGTATCTAATAAAGTTGATCTAGGTGCTATTTCTATTTGCACACCAGCATCTATACATTTAGATAACCAAAATTCTACACATCCTCTACCTGCTTCTGCAAAATGCATATTGCTTCTATAAGTATAGTCAACACCGAAAATACTTATTTTGTTTACTTTGTTCCATAAAGCATAAGCTATTACATATGGAATAGTATTATTAAAGTAAGCACATCCTAGATCATGGATAACTGACTCTATAGGATATTCTATGGCACTAGGTACTCTTTCATCTAACTCACAGGTATAGATAGGAAATTTACACAAAGGCAATTGTTTTCTCATCATAGCTGTCATAGTTCCAGCATCTTCAGTATCCAGAAATCTACTCATTGGGTCTAATATAAAAGCTCTATCTATATTAGGTAAAACTCCTATCATTGCATTAATTGCCCAAACTTCGTCAAATTCAACGCTATGCGTCTGTGAGAGATGAAAATCTATCTGACTTTGACCCATAGCTACAATTGCAATATTTTTGCCTTGTAGCTTGTTTATGGGATCATTAGACATCTATTTTTCTTTGACCATCCCTATAAGCATCTTTACGATTATATCCGTCAGATAATAAAGTAAGTCTTTGTAATGCTTCTTGAAATCTTTTTTCATAATTAGCCATAACATCTGGTTCGCCTTTCATAAAAGTATACGCTTCTATTAAGCTAGCATAAAGCAATAATTCTGATGCATTTGTTCCTAACCAACTTGTGCCATCGGCTGATGCTGTAATTGATTGTGGTACATAGTAATAATGTAGTTCTGCATTTAAATTTGAACTTGGACTTGGACCAACTATAAAAGTTGTATCATCAAATTGTGCATAGTGTTTAGGTGTACCTGTTGTAGATGCAGATGGATAAGCTTCTCTTATAAAGCTTACATCTGTATTTAATAAATAACTATAGTTATTGCTATCATCTAATACTGCTAAAGAAAAAGGATATAAATAATCACTAGGAGTTTCTAAGTATTGATTGCCACTTGTAAACGTACCCGTAACATTTTTTCTAAAGTTTGGTAGTTCTACTGACTTTACTATTCTATCTTCACCTTGTTGAATAATAATACTTAAATCAGCAACAAAAGTTGATTCAGTATTTTGCGTATAATCTTGTATAGCCGATTTTAATGTTGTAAATGTCCAACTCATTCTGTACTCACTTTTAATTTACCAATTTCACCTGTTATATCTAAACCCATAGTAGAAGAACCAAAAACTGTTACTCCTCCTCCTATAGGGTCAAAAGAAGAATATCTTGTTGAAATTGCTCTACCTGTGTCTACCCTTGCATTATATAAGTTTTGCGGATCAGAAGTATTTACTTGTCCTAGTTTTAACTGTGGCTGATCTTCGTCTAAACATTCATGGCAAACTCTTAATCCATTTCGTTTACCATCTTCTATTTCATATTGAAGAGTATTTAATCTGTAAGAAAAACCACAACGATCACATTGACCTAGGGCTTTGCTCGCTCTTGCGTATGCCATTAGTAACCACTAATAGATAAATCAGGTACAAATCTTACTGCTGCTTTTTCTCTATCTGCATCACTTACATCTCTCCATAGTTCGTCATACCTTTGTTTTATCATAGGTACTCTATTTAAAGATTCAGGTGATTTACAAGCTAAGTTATAAGCTAGTGCATAAGTAAGACAAGGAAGATATCTAGCAGGTACTTCAGCATTATTACTTGCTACAGTACCAACATCTTCAATTCTTTTTACATAATCATATATTAATGAATAAGTTTGATTAGCATCAGGTGTAGACCAAACAACAATTTTTACTGAATCATTGTCTTTATCTACATAAAACTGTGTAGGTTTAGATTGTGTTAATTTATTTGCTTGGTGATTGTATTCAGTTCTTGATATACGATTTAATCTTTGATCAAATTGTTTGTTTGCATCTCCAGCATCAGTTCTAACAAAAACATCTACAACATCTAAAGCACTAGAATCAATAGTATAACTACTTGTTCCAGCTATTAAAGTTGCACTTCCTTGTTCTACAGTCCAAAGGTTTAAACCTTTATTTTGCCATTCTAAAAATACTAAGTTTAGAGCTCTTTTAGCTCCACGATAACTATAGCCAGAACGTAACTCTAAACCACAAAGATCATAAGCTTCTTCCATAATATCGCTTATGTCTAAGTTAAATGTAGTAGTTCCACTTGTAGCCATTATTTATCCTTTTTAATTCTAGTAATAGTAATACCAGATTTAGTCTTGCTTTTTTTCTTTTTTGAAGCAGGAGCTTTTTGTATCTGATTTCTCATATTCGCTCTTGATATTGTCATAATATTAACACTTCCATCTTCTACGAGCCTGTCTAATTCTTGAGTTAGGATCGTTTTTAGTTTTAGCCGAACTTCTTTTTAATTGACCTAAAGACCTAGCACAGTAAGACTTTCTGCGTTTAGCAGCCTTACTTCCTTTCTTTACTTTACCTGTTACTGCTGTACTTAACTTAGAACCTGGATTTGCTTTACGATATGCAGCAACTCCTTTTTTAGTCATACCAGCACCAGACTTAGTAGAGCGATAATTTGCACCCTTTCCCTTAGTCGTTTTGGGTATAGGGTTCTCTCTTTTTCTTTTGGTCATTTAAAAACTTAATTAGCTTTTACCGCCTCTAGACATATATTTAGTAGATTTTCCGCCACCTGCCATGCCTTTAGTTCTTTTCTTTTTCATAGCTGGTTCGCTAGTATTACCACCACCAAACATTTTTTTAACGTAATCTTTGTATTGCATGACGTTTTGTTCTTTGCCAACCTCAACTCCAGACTTACCGCCACCTGCCATGTACTTTGAATTTTTCATTCCTGACTTTCCACCGCCAGCCATGTACTTTGATTTTTTAGTTCCTTTCATAATTTTTCCAATTAGATAAATATAATACTCCGTTTTACCAGAGTATTATAAATATAGATGATACTACTTTTTCTTAGTAGTTGTTTTTTTTGCTGTTGTTTTTTTTGTAGCTTTTTTCTTTGGTGTTTTACCACCAACATAAGCTTCATTAACATCAGGTGTAGAAGGATCGTCAGCAACAAGTTGCCCTTTATCATTCCTTGATCTTTCCCCGTTCATTTCAGCACACTTACGTTCTGCATCTTCTAAATCAGGATCAGGACCAAATACAGGTCTGTAGATACCATCTTCATTTAGATGTAAAACTTTATATTGTGCTGGAAATTCTCCAGTTTCAGATATTACATAATTTTTGCTTTTAGCCATAATAAATTCCTATTAATCAGAATACACTTTAATCATCTCTAAAACGATAGAGTAAGTGTCTCCTGAACTGTGACCTTTTGTGGTAAATAAAATGTCTCCATTTTTACCATCTCCTGCATTATTAGGAAGTCCACCAAAGTCTTGAAAGTCCATGTGCCCATTACTACTTTCAGCTAATTCCATAAGAAGAACATTAGCTGTAGCATTTAAAAACATTTGAACTGACATACCAACAATGGCATGGCTCACTCGCATTACTCTAACTTCTGAACAGGCTACACCTGCTGCGTTAGATGTTAAAGCAGAAACATCTACTTTAGCTACTGCGGATTCGCCAGAACCATCGCTGACATTGGTAAACTTAATAATACAGTTTCTTTCACCATCTATAATGGTTTGAGAAGTTACTGCGTCTGCCATTTTTTACCCCTTAACCTAGATTCATGTTAATTAGTGAGTATTCTGTATTTGCTGATACAGCCATTACATCACCAACTTCCATTAACACATTATCTGTTGCTGGAGCAACTCCACCTGCTGTACCACCTGAACGAACTGCTGCATTACCTACAACTAAAGTTCCTACAGTTAATAAAGCTGCTGGTCCTGATATAACTGCCCAACCAAAATAATCGGCTGTAAGGTCAATTACTGTAGCACCCATTAATGCACCTGTTTCTGCTGCTGGAGCAACAATAAGGTCATTACTTGGATCAGCTAATAATGATAATTGTGAGCTAGTAGTTAAGGCAGTTGCTAAAGCATCATAACAAGTTATTACTACTGACGGATCAGTTGAATGATCGTGAGCAGGGTTAGATTTAACTCTAAGCATTTGTCCTTCACCATTTACATCGTTTACCCAAAGATAACCGCCTGCGTATTGATTTAATGTTAAATCAGTTCCACCTGTTTCTACAGATATTGCTGTTTCGCCTGCTGCTACGGCTGCTGTTGCAGTCATATTTGCATGGTCAGAAACTATTGCTGGTTGTTGTAAAAGTTTACCTGCTGTTACTGCAGTTCCACCAATTCCAACATAACGATATACGTTATTACCATAAATCATTTTAGAACCTAGTGGAAATAAAGCTGTTGCACTTTCTGCATAAGGATTAGCTGTGCCGTATTGGCTTCCGCTTTTACCTATAATTAAATCAGAAGGTCCAACCCCTGTAGCTGCTGCATATTGAATATGTGCACCATCATCAGTATAAATATTACCATCAGCGTTTATTACTAAACCATCTGTAACAACACCTGTTGATGAAGCTACGTCTATTGTTTTAAAACCATTTTCGGACCTAACTGGTCCATTAAAAGTTGTGTTAGCCATAATTCCTCCTAAAGGAATAAATCTATCATCTTGGCAAGTCTGCTAGGTCAGTTGATAGACAAGTTAAAAATATCCTAGATAAAAAAAAGGGAGACTCGATTTGAGCCTCCCTCTTAAAGTTCTTACGAACTACCTGGTGATCCAAAGATACCTAGTGGATCGGATACTCCAAAGGAATATCTTTCTCTAGCTTTGTATCTAACATTACCAGTTTCAAAGTCACCATCCATAGATGTAGTCATAGGACTTCTGACGAAATGCTTCATGCCATCAGGTATATCTGTAGTGATAAAGAAAGCATTGGTATCAGTTAAATAATGATTAACTGAGTATCCTTCTGGGATCACTCCATTTGTTTTGATAGCATTGATGTCATTGTCAGCAGTACCGACTCTGTAATCACTTTGCAATAGTCTAGTAGCAACAAACTGAAGATCAGATGGTACTATTAGTTTTCTTGGTCTAGCTGCAATTTTAAGACCTCTTTCATCAGTATATTTACCGATTTGAATAACCGCATCTTCTAGAGATGTTTCATTCAAGTCAGCACCTGAAGAAGGTCTGTTGCTGTTAGTTCCACCACTTACAAGTGGGTGAGCTGTGCTAAATAAAGCAACACCATCACCTGAAGAGAAAGCTGTAGAGAATCCATTATTTAATGGAAACGCTGCTTTCACTTGTTTTGTGTAAGCCATTGCACGAGCCAAAGCTTTAGTATATCTACCAGAGAGAGAAACATAGAGGTTATCCTCCATTGCTTCTTCTGTGATTGAATAGCCCATAGCTATTGTTTCGTGTGTGTAACGAGCCACGAAAGATTCTTGAGCAACATCATAACTGATAGTTGATCCTTCATTTTTCACGGGAGCTGCTCCGAAACCTGACAATTTGAGTTCTTCTTCAAATGATCTTTCAGAATTCTCAGTTGCATAAATTTCTTCGTGCTCGTTCTCGTAGTTGTTGTACTCTTCCCCAAACAAGGCATTAAGTCCTGGTAGGAGTTGATGTAGCTCATTCGCTCTTGATATAGCTGCCATAATATTACTCCTTAACCAATACCAGTTGTGTTGAGCAATTGATGCCCCACGTTAAACATTACAAGTACATCAGTATAAGTATCACCAATAGCACTATCAGGTCCATCAACAAAGTCAATGAGTTTTAATGGTAGTGTGTTGGTAGTAGCTGCTGTATTGCCGTCGACTGCGTTTTTGCTGTTTCCGATTGTTGTAGTTCCTGCTGTCTGCACGACTGCGAAATTTTTTCCTAAGTCGTCTTGACCTAGAGTTTCATCGCCTTGCATTTGCATAATTACAAAAGGATCAGTTGCAACATACGCTACAATATCATCCGCAGCAATTGATGCTGGGAAATATTGATTTGGTGTGAATTGACCTGTAGTAGGGTCGGTGTAAGCACAACCAAGGAAAACACCAATTGGTGTTAAAGATGTAGTACCAGTATCTTTTTGGATAGTGGTATTAGGGTTATCATCCGCTAACTTTACAAAATCGCCATAGAATATAGAAGTTCCATATGCATTTTTAATTTTGTAATGAGTAACTTTTCCTTGATAAGGGCTTCCAACAACTGTACCTATGGGTCTTGCTCCAAATGGAGCTGCTGTTGTAGACATATTGTCTCCTTAAATTAAATTAATTATTAAAGACTCCTAAGAATCTTTACCAAAAGTTGTTTTAGAATTACGCTCAAACACTTGTTTGGTCGCCATTCTTCCATCCTGATCTTTAAAGTACACATTATCAACAGATTCGAGTTGAGACTGAGCTAAATTAGCAAAGTGTTCATCTCTAGCTTTCGCTTTTTCTGCTGGCATCTTGCACAATAATTGTCCACCTATTTCTACATTACCTTTTTTTGCCCACTCTGAGCCATGGTCCATCATATGAATTTGCAACTCAGGGTGATCTTGCAGTTCACATGGAATCCATCCCTCACGAAAGCGTCTTGATACATTCGGATTATCAGATTGACCTAAAAGGGCAGTTCTGATGTACCTAAATACCCAGCCTTCTTGTGGATTAGGTGACGGTAGGTTTGACACATTTTCCCAATCTTGTGTGTGTTGGGTAGCCTCTCGGCTTTCTGTTTCCCTAGGGGTACGCTCTTGGTTACTAGAAGTATCAGTAGAAACTGATTCCACCTCTTTAGTGTTATTATTTTCTTCTGACATTTAAGACTCCTTTAATAATTGATTTGCGTATTGCTCAGGACTAATACCAAGTTGGCGAGCTAGCTTAACTTGTGTCTGAGAAAGACGTATTTGCGTGGGTTTTTTGTTACCGCTATCCCTCGTTGCGGATGCAACAACCGTTGTAGGCTGTCGTTTTGGTGAATCTTCTTGAGATATTTCTATCTCAGGTGTTGAAGTTACACCGAAAAAAGTTGGAAATTGGTTACGCATAGCGTTATCAACTTCATTGTAATATTCTTCTGATTTACTAGCAGGATCAACACCTTTAGCTTGTAAACTTTGATCTACATACATAGCATAAGAAGTCATTTCTTTATGTACAGCTTCACTTCCCATAAACCAGGGATTTTTTTGTGACCATGCTTGCATATCTGGATCAGGTTGTGCAGCTTGCATTTCTTGCTGTGGTAAACTTTGTGCCACTTGTTGTTGTAAAGTGGCTGCTATATTAGGTGATTGCTGTTCTGCTAAAGTTGCTCTTGATAATAACTCTTGAGCTTTAGTCATTTCATCAGCATTACCTTCTTCGTAAGCTTTTTTAAATTGTTCTTGAGCATTCTTTTTTGCCCATAGTGCATTGTTTTGTGCTTGTTTATTTAAAACTTGACCGCCTTGTTGAACCATAGCTTGTAGCTTTTGGTTTTCAGACATTAATGTTTGTAAGCGTTTTACAGCTTCTTGAGATTCTCTAGTAGCAGCTTCTTTTGCTCTACGTTCTTCGTGAAACTCATATTTAATTTTAGCAATTCTATCGCCAGCTCTTTTACTATAGTCAGTTATTTCTCTATCTACAGTTTCATCATCTACATCTGGTGACGTATCTTCTGCTTTAGCAGGTCTGCGATCTACTTCTGGAGTATCATCTACAATTTCAATTTCTAATCCTTCAGGAATTGTATTGTCTATTTCTGTTTGTTTACCAAAAAATTTTATTTCTTCTGACTGTTGTACAGTCTCACCCATATTTGGTTCTTCATTTATTATTTCGGTTTCACTCATGCTCTAACTACTCCTGTTGGATCATCGACTACTGCTTCCACAGTATCGTCATTAATTAAGCGAAACTCTTGTCCGTACATTTTCATGCGAGTGCCTGAGTAACCACGAAATATTACCCAATCGCCAACTTTACACCAAGGTCCACTCGGAAATCTTTTAGTGTCGTTATAGCATTCTGGTCCTAACTTCATAACGTATCCGCAAATATTACTTACTTCTTCGTCTTTTATCGTTTGGGAGGCTTTAACAATACCACCATCAGTTTTTTCTTCTGCTCTAGGCATTGCTACTAATATTCTCCAACCTGAAGGTTCTGGTAGTTGTGATTTAGTTTCGTTGCTTATATCAGGTGCTTTTACGCTTTCTGGTTTAGGTATCTTTACTTCTGCTTTACTCATATTTTTTGCACGACTTTGAGGAGTCGAGTTCCTATTCTTTGAGGACTCTTTCTATATAATCTAAGAGTTCTCGTTCTGCAAGGGCTAAACCCTCGATAATGCCAGTCATTTTCTGATACTCGTTAAAATCTTTACAAGCTCCAGAAGCTATATGATCGGCATGTTCGTTCATCATACCACGCAGCTTTATCTTCAGATGTTCTGAGAGTGATAGCTGAGTGATATCATTGTTCATTCTTATTGATATCTTTTCCTATATTCATACCAATGTCAAGACCTAGCTTATAATCTTCTCGTTCTTGTTTTTTATCTTCTTGTTCGTTTTCTAGCAAATCGCTAGCAACTTGCTGTCCAATTTTCATACCAGCTAATTCATTTTGTGACTTTAATCTTTCACGTTCTATTTCATCTCTATTAGCTGCTTTAGCTGCATCAAGTTGTAATCTGCCTTGATCTTCGGCAGCCTTACGTTGCAACTCACCTTCTTTAATAGCCACTTCTCTTTCTTTCATTTGAATAAGTGGGTCTTTTTGTTGTTGCTCTATTCTTTCTTGTTCAGCTCTTTGCTGTGAAGTACCAGCAACTCTTTGTGCTGCTTCAGCTACAAGAGATGATATACGTTTCTCTACATCTGCTGGTAAAGGTTCACCTTCTGGTGGTAACTCAATACCCATTTCTTGTTCAACTTGTTTTCTAAACTGCATGGTTAAATGTTGATTTACATAATCAGAAGCTGCTGCAAGTATTACAGGGGCTTTAGGACTCTGTTGAACAATCTGCATCATTTCAGGATTCTGTTGAGTAGAAATTAATGTAGCAATATGGGCTTCATGGTCTTGTTCTATAAAGGCTCTAACAGGTTTACCATTAATTAAGTTTTGTACTGCTGTTACAGGATCAACTGGTTTGATATCGTCTGTATCAGGAATAATAGTATCTACATCTTCTATGCCTAATACTTCTAGCATCTGTCTGTGTAGTTCTGGTAAGTTGTACATCTCAGGAGATGATTGTGCCAATTGCATTGCAGCTTGATACTGCATAATTCTTTGAGCCATTGTTGCTGCATTCGGATCAGATACAGGCAGTATGTCTACTCTGTTATCAAAGTCTGACCCTTTAATAAATTCTTCTTCATCCGTTTCATATGGGTAAGCAGGTTCAGTAAAGTCTTTTACTATGCCTACCAGGATATCAAATTCTTTTCTCATAGAAGCATGAAGCCTAGCTTGTACTGCACTCATAACCTTTTGATTTCGTTCAAGTAATGCAAGTGTAGTTCCTACTGGAGCTTGACTATTCATGTCAGATATCTTCATATCAGATATGCTAGCAAACCTTCTTCCTTCTTCTACTATGTTTTGTAGCAGTTGATATAGAGTTCCTGATGGTTCTTTGTATGGTAAAAAAGTAATGTTGTCTCTGATAGCACCACCTGGTACATCAACATCTCTAAATTCTCCAGGCATTATAGGAGTATCATCACCTTTAATTCTTAATCCTCTAGCTTTTAATCCACCAGGCAGATTGCTTAAAGTACCTGCATCTACTAGTTGTCTCAATATAGATGTAGCTGATTTAGCTAATCCGCCTACCATATGTATTAAACCAAACCCATAGAATCCTAATCCTGGTAGGTATTGATAATGAACAAAGTGCATTCTTCTAAGTTTCTTTTCATCATCTTCGTAATAGTTTCTACGAATGCTAAGTATAATTCCACTTGGATAATCAATTGTTACAACATAAGGTATAGCTATACCTGTTTCTTCTCCATCACTACTCTTATCTTCAAACCCTTCTAGGTCTAAATCAACTTGCATTTCCAATATAGTATGGCTCTGATCGTAGTTATAAGTGTCTTGTTCGCCTGTTATATCGTTGTATTTCTTTGTTATATCAGAAGTGTTCTGTGATCCAGCAGGTAGGTCTATGTCTCTATAAAAGCCATTGACTTGCATCTTTCTAATTGTATTAGAAGACTTACGCATAACATGGGTAGCACGTTCACAAGTTTCTAAATCACTTGCACCATAATTAACTACTACATCTTCTGCTGGTACAAAGATAGAACTTGGTCTATCTAAGCTAGGATCAAAGTAAACTTTACGAAAGGCTGAACCAGCAAGAGGTAATGAAAACAACATTTTTTCAGTTTCGGTTCTGTACTCTGACATTTCATGTGTTAGTAAGTAATTCAAGTAGTCTTGTACTCTTTGTGCTTGTTTTGTTTTATCTTCAGTTATCTTGCCAACAATTTTAGTTCTCACAGGTCCTTGAGCTGGAAACATTTCCGTAATCGATTGAGACTGGAAACGTATTACTGCTTCTGAAAGCATCGGGTGAAATACTCCACAAGCACCAGCCCAAGGTTGTGTTCGTTCTTCTATCTTTAATCCTAGTTGATCTAGACCTTTAGTGTAAGTTTCTTCCCAATCTGCACGAGACTCTTTATCTCCGTTATATGAACTTACTAATTCATTGCCTATTTCAGTTAGGACATCATCATCCATAAATTCTGCAAGGTTAGAATCAAAGTCTTCATTGCCAACTTCTCTCGCATTAGGATCAAAGTCTATGATCATGCCACCATCTTCAGTTTCTATAGCTACTGATTCAGGGTCTTCTATTTCAATAGTTATGTCTGATTCTAAATCTTGCTCTATTGTTCCATCTATAGGTGTAGCTGTTTGTCTTTCAATTGCCATTTAATATCCTAATAATAATTTGCTGTTCGGTTATGTTCTAAAGGCTCATCTTCTTCGTCTGAATACAATGAAACAAAACCACCTTGTCTGAATCTTAACAGAGCTTGCGTAGTGCTATCAACTAAATCATCATGTTCCATGTTAGGAAAACCAGCAAACTGTTCTATGGTTTCTTCTGCCCATCTAGTTTCTGGAGCCCAAACTACTCCTGAAGCAAATAGATCAGATACTGCATTTACTCTTGATATCTTATCATTACCTCGGCTAGGTGTGTATTCTTGTACGGGTATCCCCATTGCCCTTAACTCAAAGATAAGGGGCATACCTGCTGCTTTAGCTTCTACTATAAAAGCATCAGGCTTGTAGGCATTGTACTTCTCCATAGCCATTTTCTTTAACTCAGGAAACTCTAGTCTTTCTTGATACGCATCTAGTAACATTAAGTTAGGTGCTAGCATTCCATCATCGTCTTCTTTATAGAAAACACCCCAAGTAGTACAAGCAGAAAAGTCAGCCCTTTGATTCTTCATAAAGGCTGTATCCCATGATTGGATAACAAACTCACAATCTGGTGGGTTTCTACCCTCCCATACTTGCCACCAGTCTCTTTTAACTAATGCACCCTCTTCTGATGTAGGGTCTTGTTGATATTGAGCCATCCATTTACTATTTGGTAGCTCGGCTTTCAAAGCCTGTAATTCTTCCATCTTCCAGAATTCTTCCCACAAAGGATGACCTGAAGGCATAATCGCAGGAAGTTCTATAACTTCCCATTGGTCTGCACCGCCACGTTTAATGCTTGCATCAACCACTTGTCCTGTTAAATCTTTATTGTGCCATCTAGTCATAACCACAACGATAGAACCATTAGGTTGTAAACGCTGTCTTGGACCTGATGTATACCACTCGTATGTTCTATTGAATACGTTGATATCAGAGCTTGCACCCTCTTGTTCTGAATGGGGATCATCAATGATAAGGAGGTCAGCACCTTTACCAGTTACTGCACCACCTACCCCT